TCGCTTCTTTCTCAACTATATCCCATTCAGTAGTCATTACTTGTTTAGAAATTGTATTAAGAACCATCTGAACCCAAGGACTTTTTGCATATTGCCTAAGTTCAATAATGTCAATATTTCTTGGTGTACCTAACCTAACAGTATTAAACCAGTTAGGAATAAAGGGCATGTTCTGCATAGAAGCAGAATTACTAGCGTTAAATACTCTCACCTCTTTACTGAGGAAAGATTTCGTTTGTTTGTACCAGTTTAGGATTTTTCCCATGAATATGAAAACCCATAACGGATCAAGAAGAACCGTCAGAGGGGAGAGGGGAGAGGTGATAGATGTTAAATCAGTATATTTGATTTGTAATATATAAACACTATTCCATTTATCCGAAAAAGAAGCCACTATTCTTAGTTGAACGAACTCCATGAGCTGCACAAGCAAGTGCATCAACTAAGTCATCGTGACCACCTTCTGAGTGATGCAACTTAA